GTTCAGGAAATTGTCAACAATTTGTGGCTCAAACTCGTCGTCGTCCAGTTTGTCAACTATGACCCGATTGCGAAGTCCTGCTAGATTATAGTCCATTGTATTTCCTTTTACCGATTTATATTTGTTGGTATATATTGTCCAGAGTCTATCTCTGCGATTCCAAACTCACCACTAGTCTGATAGGTTGGCCGTATTGGTCCAGTTGTTGGGCTATCCGCTTCTTCGATTACTCCAGACCGATTGAAGTCAGGAATGTATCTACCGAAGTTAACACCAAGGCTATCCCAGTCAATAATAGCAAAATCGTTCGACTTGAGACGATGGATTGCATCATCTATAGCCAGCGTGTACTTTTGAACAAGTACTACTAGGTCTGACTTGGTACCAAACACACCTGAGGCAGGCTGTCCGAGTAGAGTGAACTGTATAATGTCCACGTTATCAGATTTTGTAGTGTGGTTTGCGTTGTTAATCGTTAGAGTTTGAATTTGCTGTAGAACTAGGTTCTCGACACTATGACCATGTAGGGCATTATCGATAACCAGGTTGTGAACAACTGTAAGTGCTAAAGCGTCTACTGTATGGCCGTGTGTTGTGTCTGATACAACAAGCGGCTTACTCTCAACAATCACTATATTATCTGATATTAGCGAGTGCGATGTATTTGCTGCAGATAGTAGATGTTTTTGAACAAGTGCTACAACATTAGAGACAACTGAGTGTGTAGCATTATTTACAACAAGAGATAATCCGCTGATTAGAGCTAGGTTATCAGATGTTACAGAATGCGTTACACCGTTTACTGTCAGGTTAATATTGTACACTATCGCAGGCGATTCTACCGTTTGTGAGTGTGTCGTATTATTTACAGCAAGTTTGTGGACTTGTGCAATTTTCACTGCATCAACAGTATGACTATGTGAGGCGTTTGTGGCTGCTAGTGTGTGCTGTTGGACTAAAGTGATATTATTTACTGAATGACTGTGGCTTGAATTATTGATTGCCAGAACGGTATTTCGCACCGTAGGCATAATAATTTGTCCATAGCCATATCCATATCCGAGAACACTACCGTAGCCACCACCTTGCCCTGCTATAGGAGTAGAAGTTGGCTGCACATCAGACTCAAACATAGGTGCCGTATCACCACCAGTAGCTACACCGACTTGGTAATAGTCTACTGTACCGTTTGCTGTGTACGAACCCATACCCATATAGTGGTTACCTGTTGTACGGTTAGCGTAGGTTGCTGTGAAAGTCCAAGAGCCAGGCTCTGCTGTGCCTTCTGGCCAAATTTTAACTTTGTGGTCCGTTCCGTTTTCTACTCGCCATCGTAGCCAATATTTTTGAAAGTTCTGCCAGTCATAGTTTGCGAACTGAACCGTTCTTCCTGCCTTATCATCATAAAGAATAAGTGATTTAACGTTAGCTGCCGGTAGGAATCCGAGGCTTAGTCCTTGGTTGGATGCGGTGTAGTCCCAAAAGGCAACTCCGTAGCTACCTGGAACCTGGACAGCTGTTAACACACGGAATAGTGTCAGTGTTTCTGTATCATTTCCGTGGTTATTCATAGCGTCAAACGCTACAAGGTCCTGTCCGTTACTCGACCGTTCGAATCGGAGAAACCGGTTGTTTGGGTCGTAATTGTCGGCAGTGACAGTTCGTACACCAGGACCTGCGGTTACTAGTGTATAGCCACCACCGGTAGAGAAAGAACCAGGTGGCAGACCGCTGAATTTATAGAGGGTTTTAGCCATCTAGTTTCCCTTCTTTATTTTACGTATTATTTTAGCTGGATTGTTATAGGCTAGGCTATTTGACATATTCTAGCACAAGACTAACCTCTGAACTACCCCAAGGATAACTGCCAGAAATAGCAATATTCGTTTTATCAATGGAGGTAATACCAGCTTGGTGCGTCCCTTCAATATATGGCAGCGCCTGTTTTATAGAATTGTTTGACAATACGCCGGACAATCTCATATTGCCAGACCACGAAGTCAGCTCCCAGGCGTTAGTCAAGCCGGTAATACCATGAGGCAGGATTGAGGTGTTATTCCCACCAACCATATTTACAGTACCACGCACAACTTTACGATAAATAGGTCGACCATCAATCCAAACCCTTCCTGTATCTATCTCTGATGTTGAGTATACACCGTTTTCGTCATCAGCGTATGAACCTGCAGCAACAATGTCACCAACTGCAAATGATTTTGCTGTTGTGTTCTTTTGCGCACGAGTAATTGTAAGTGTGTCCGATGTACGGCCTGTCACCAGGACAATCTCGCTATTTCCTTGGGTACTCAGCTGCGTAGCTGGTGTTAGTGTTAGGTAAAAAGGAACCTTTGGCATTGAAGCTCCATAGCCCGATTGCAGCACTAGAGATGTAGCTTTCGTGTCGATAGCTCTACCAATAAGGCCGGTAGCTAGGTCTTTTTTATAAGCCATTAGTTATCTCCTTTATTAAGACGGGTTAGTTACTGTGATTTTCCAAGCTGGGATTGTTACTGTGTTACCAGATGTAAGTGCTTGAGATGTAACAGTTGTGACGTATAGAAGGTTGGCTCCGTCTACGATACATACGTGAGTAGCTGTACCGGATGCTGAGACGCTGATGTTAGCCTTTTGTGCAACCGTTACTTGTCGTCCACTAGGTGAACCTGCAGCTTTAGTGAAGTCACCAGGTATTAGAGTTGTGCTAGCTAGAGATGCTGCAAGTGCAGCTGTACGGTCAGCAGGCTGTGAAGTTGTGACAATAATTTGATTACCTGTTGCAACTTTGTCTAGTAGAGCATCGAGAACCGAAGTATTAGCCCATTTAGCCATTTGAATCTTCTCCATTCAGGATGCTATCTTGAACATCCAGAGTTATGTTAGTTTTGTTTTCTTCCATGTCATTTCCCTTCGAAGAAGCTTTGATATCGTAAGCTCCTTTTTATAAAAATGACCTCACTCCCCGTTATGGAGAGGAGGTCATTCACTTAGTTATATTGGACTACCCAGATTAGGCAGTTCGTTTAATAACGACACCGTGGTCAGGGCGGAGGACCTTAACGCCGAATAGCTCTGAGGCAACAACGTCATCTTGGCCCTTTTTGTAGTCACGACCGAACTCAATCATTGGAACACTCTGGGTTGCACCGATGATCGCAGAGCGGTGGAACATCAGGAATTGGTAAGCAGGTTTAGTACCATTATCTTTTCCGATAGTATTGGTTACGTAAACAGGCATACCGTAAATCTCACCAACGAATCCATTCTTGCTCTTGACAAGACCACTCTCACCAACTTCTTTGTAAGCGGTAAACTGAGGGATCTTACGCAAGTCAGCACGACCAATACCGTTAACAACGATGAAGCGGTCATCCTCTGGCACGTTCTTCATGTCAAGAACAGCAGCAGCATCAACAATCTTTTCAAAGGTCAATGCAGCACCTGAATCAATCGGAGTGTTCGCAAATCCAGCAACGGCTTTCTTGAACACCTCAGCATCCTTAGCACGGTCAAGCCAGCGACTTAGTCGAGCCTGAACAGGTGAACGCATCTCATACGCACTCTGTGCTTTCAGGGCGTCTTGGATACCGACACCATGACGGATGTAGCGATCGATGAGCAAGTCAACAGTCGTTACATCAAGGTTGTCAATTTTTACGTCAGTACCGACGGTGTAGTTAGTAGCATAATCTGCGTCAACTTCGCCGATGAATGGGATGTGTAGCGTGTCACCCTTGCTTGAGATTTCGCCACTATAGCGAGAATCAATCAGTTGCCACAGCACTAAGTTGTCAAGACGGTTATCTGCGAGTTCTTTTGCCCACGAAAATTATATTTTCATATACAGCATTTCAGCTGTTCTGACTATCGCTTCAGTGCATTTTTAATTCTATACACTGCCTTTTCACTTAGTCGATGCGGGTCCTTTTTCATTAGCTTCATCTCTTCGGACATAATATCCTTTACATCATCATGGATATGCTTACCCTTTAGATGTTTTTCCCAAGCGATTGCAAACTTTGCCTGCTCTTTCTTGATAATCAATGAATTTTTGACTAAATTCAGAACTGAGACCGCCCTGGTTCCAGTCACACACCAAGTCTGGCTTGGCGACCATTTGGGGTCTTTTGGTGTTCTAATTTCCACACTACCTTTCAGGTTTCCGTGCAACATCTCTATTACATCAGAACCAGGTTCGGTTAATGTGATTCTTAGTCTTGGTCTAATATACCTTTTACCATACTTCTTATCGAAGCCTAGGCACCAGTCAATACAGCCTTCGCCGTCAATTAGACCTGCTAAATATTTTACACTTATTCGTTTCATATCACCCCCTGTGATTGTTTAACATGTGCTAATTAAGGTTCCCTCTGGTTCCCACACTCGAAGTTGGGTTCCAGTTTTTCAGAAAAGGTTTAACGAACTCCGGGCTTATTTTTGAAGTTCAGGAACAAGTCGCTCAGAGAAACCGACATCAGTAGTATTACCAACAGCACCAGTGCCGACGGTAGGTTGAATTTGGTTTGCAGCCATTTTGTTTATTTCTTTCTTTTTATATTATTTATTAGTTTATCACTAGCGTAAGCCGGCCTCTTGAAGAAGCTTGATATGCTCTGGGTCTCGCGGATTGTACACATTCGTGAGCCACTCAGCAGTAATCTGTGGCTTCTTAGGTTGGCCACCCTGCACAGCGTGGGATTGTGGAGCCCCACCTTGCAGTTGCTTGTTAATAGATTCCCGCTCCTCTCGGCGAATTGCTTCAACGTCAACGCTTGCGTTGGTGTTCGCACCAGACCGTAGACGGGCCATGTCGTATAGCGTACCTAAATCACGTGAGAGGGTCTTGGCATACATTCTAGCTTGTTCTTCTCCAAACTGTGGTGTAAGCTCTGCGACTTTCTCGTTAAGTATCTCAACCATCACAGGCTCTAGGGATCTATCACGATTTTCACCCTGCCAGAATTGATTGACACGGTTTTCGTATTTAAGATTCTCGACTTCTGCTTTTAAGCTTCCGTCGCCCAGATCCTCTGTTGCTTCAGAGATACTTTTATTGGATGTAGCATTACGATATGCCCTCTGGTTGTCGTGGGCGAGTTTCAGGGCACGCTTGACGTCATCGCTAGCAGTTTCAAGGTCAAAGCCCTGAGCTTTAGCGAATTTAGCAAGACCGTCATCAGCTTGAGTAGTGCCGCCCTGTTCATGTGTTTGTTTTTGTGTTTCAGTGTTTTGCTGGGCGGTGTCTTCTGATACTGACCCTTGCGATTGCTCACGAGAGTTAGCATCCTGATTCGATTGTTCCGCCGATTGTAGTTGTTCAGTCATTTGTCCAGTAGGCTCATTAGAGGCTGGAGATTGGTCAACGCCCTCGGTAGGGGAATTATTCATCTAGGATACTCCTTTGGTTTAGTAATCTATTATTTCTGTGATTGTGCAACGTTGGGTGTTGTAAAATCCTCAACGTACGTTTTTACTATATCACATCCGACGCTTCTTTGCAATAGGTAAGCGTACTTTTCTGGTTCAAAATCTAATTGCAAGTCTTCCTTACCGTTAAATGTAGGTACATGACGATACACCTCAATTGGCCCTGAGGCCATCACAGAGTGCACTTCCTTTTGCAATTCGATGAATTCTATGAACCTTTGATAGGCAAGGGTCTTAGAAAACCCCTGCCATTCGTTACGAATTTGTTCATGTTCTGATAAAACTTTATCAGCCATTTCTACTCCTTATCTCGGCCGTGAACTGGCATGTAGCGTTGTGCTAGGTTGGTCAGCCCGTATCCGCCTTATGTTGTTTTGCGATGTGTCTGCTCCGCCACCACCCTGTGTACCACTCTGCTGTCGTAGACGAGCAGGGGATAACTGTCCTGATGGAGACCCCCCACCATCACCAGACATCAGTGCCATAGCACCAGGCGTCATCACGGCGTCAGCTTGTGTTAATGACGGGTCAACAGGTTGGCCATCTGGTCCCATAACAGGCTGCGGCGCCGTAAGCATCTCTTCAATATCATCATCAGATAGGAACTTACCAAACAGAACTTTATATTGCTGACGCAAGAATGCTTCCTGGTTAACGAGTGGATTACCCAGGCTGAACTGTGCGGCGACCTGCATAGCCTGTGACAAGGCGGCAGTTTCTGCGTCCATAGTGGCCTCTAGGACAACACGTGGCTCATATTCGCCCTGGTATGTCCCTGGGTTATATGTCTGCCATTCCACACCCTTTTTACCAACGATACGTACAGCAGTCTGTGTATCAACAAAGATCTGAATCATCTTGTAGATAATACGAGCTAGCTGTGCAAATCCCTCGTCCTCTAAGTTCTGAACCTTTGTTGTAAAGCGCATAGAGGCCTGCTGCAACTGAGCCTGAACCTCTGTGGCGGTTGTGCGGCTAAACTTCTGGGCAACACCCTGCACGGCTGCATCAGCACCGGTTGCATTGCGCATTTGCTGACGTAGGCGTTCGATCTCACCGTCTGCCGATGGACTGATGTCATTCTTTTCAATAGGCGACAATGCACCCTTTGGAATTGGGAACACAGCACCCGGACTTGATTCAATCTGCTCTGCCATATGTTTGAACCGAGGGTCAATCTGCCACATATTATTTAATACATAGGCAACATTGTCTCGTTTCTGACTTGCAGTGTCGTTAAGAGCCTCCTGCGTCGGTAGGATAACCTCAACATCACCACGTGCAAAGAACAGACTAGAATCAACGTAGTTACGCAAAATAGCGAACGGTAGGAATCCTTTTATCTCCGGCACTGTGTGCTTGCCCTTGATTACCTGGCCATCAATCTCCACCTCGGTGTCGATAGTCTGCTCCGCCTTATGATATGGATTCTCGCCATCATAGATAACTGTGCCGCGGTTGGCAATCATAACTTTGCGATATTGTGTATAGTAGGTAATAACCTCAACCTGCTCAGATATCGCATCCCTACCAAACGTTGAACCAATAAACAATTCCTTGCGGTCTTTATCTGTTTTGTCATTTTGGGAACCAGCAGAAACGGCGTCTAAGTTCTTATATTTGCCCCTGACCTTACCAGTGGTTGGGTCAACCTCTTTTTCCTCTTTAAGCTGTTTAAGGCTAGTAAGGAAGCGGTAACCTGCGTAGCGTGGATATCCTGGCTCTTCTGGTCGATTCATGTGAGTTGCTGCTGGATCAACAAAGAAGTCTGATAATGGGATATTTTGAATTAATGGTTTACCATCTTTCCAACTAACCATGAATATACCGTTACCGTAAACAATCATATCACCGACCCAGTTCAGCATCTTCTCGGTCATATTATTGCAGGACCAGTAAAAGTCAACTAAGGCGTTGAGTGTGGTGGTATCCTGCTCTTGCTCTTCAGTTAATGGTAGATATTTGAACTTAGGTTTTGTACCCGCGATGGCGGCTTTCAAACTCTCCACAATAGCAAAGGTTTCTGGTACGAACTCATTAGCCACACCAACATAACCCTGCCTTGTCCTGATACTGTTATAGGCCTTGAAGCACTCAGACCAAACACCCTCATATCTATTTGAGATATAGGCACGTGCCTTGTCGAAGTCTTTCATAACCTCAGCAAGAACATTCTCATCTTTTTGAGCCTGGTCTGCAGGTGTGAGTTTCGGTGTGCTGTTTTTATTTTGTTTGCTCATTTATTTATCACTTTACTCTTTTTAGTTTTCTTCACAACGTTAAGCCCATGTACATCATTGTCCCCCCATGGGAATAACTGAAATGCGATAGCCTTAGCCATCACTGTGTCATCATGCTCACCCTCTTCTGCGTTCATGCGCCCCCGGTCATCCCGGACAAACGCAAATGCCTCATTGATAAACACTGTATCAAGGTCCTTGTTTATCCTCTCACGAACAATCTTGATAAGGTCGTCAATCATAATCCTCTTAGTGCGGACATCTGTCTTCCAACCAAGGTTAGATGTTGGCTCCTCAAAGTCCTCATCATACCCCCTATCTCGTTTATAGAGATTGGTGTAAAAAGTGTCTCTTAACTTCTGGATAGTTGTGAGGCCGTGGTTATTAACCTCGACACCCACTAAGGCATAGTTGTAATAGGCTCCGAGTGCACCAACGATTTCTCCGAACTTGTCCGGGTCGATATGCCCCCGCCACCTTGCAACCGTTTGCATTGTGGAGATGTCAACCACCTCTGCCACAGAATAGTCGCCTCTTTTGAGACCCTCTGCGACGTCCCCGCCGATGACATACTCATGTCCAGGCTTTGGGTGGACCCATATTTTGAGCGGAGCTTTGTATGTAAAATCTTCTGGTTTTTCGTTTGGTTCGAAAGGAACTCTTTCCAGTGTGTATTGCTCATGTAGCTCTCCTGGGATTAGCTTGTAATATTCTGTCTCCTCAACCGGCTGAGCATCTTTCTCCATCTCCTGTAAGGACAATGTGTTAAAGACGTTCTTACCCGAGGCGATAAATGCCTCTTGCCAGGTGCTTGGATACTCCTGAGGTAGACGCTCTGGCGTTGATTCAAAGTTCTTAGCCTTGCGTCGATAGAAATGAATCTTCGCCGGGATGTGCGCAGGGTCAATATGAATCGTCTGGCCTGCAACGGTGTGCCCTTTCTTCATAAGATCAATAAGGAAATCCTCATACTCTGTCGTTTTTCCCAGCGGGACATCAAAGTCACGCTCATAGGTGTCTAGTATCCACCAAGGGAAAAAGAATGGTTCAAAGTTGTTGAGGCCCTTGACAGCAGCAACAAACTCTTTGTGAAAGTAATTACCTCTACCCTTTGCTGTGCTTTCCAGAAACATCATAGACGGCTTGTCCATAACTTCTTCATCAGGAACGGTCTCAAGCAGAGATGCAACAAGATCCTCACCATTCTCCCATTCCCCAAGCTCTGAATTCGAAATCACACCGATTGGTGTTTCAAAGTTGTGGTCTGGGTGGTCTACTTCTATGTCTATGACATCGGCAGGCTCATGTGGCGCGAGAGACTTAATTCTCACGTATAAAGCTCCATCAACCCACTTATACTTGCGTATATGTGGTTTTGATACACCATCATTAAAGTTGTTAATGTAGGTTTTCTTACAGTTGCGCCCATAATACTGACCAGCCTCGCGAGTACTAAGGCCGCCATGGCGACCAAGCATATCTCCGATACGATTGATATTTCTGGCTATCCTCTCGTGCACAGATGTTGCAGACACTCTATCGTGCTGCGTCTTGCTCCCGTCACCGTCAAGATAACCCTGAAGCAGCCCCTCGAAGTATTCCTTATTGCCGAATAGAGGTATGTGCTTGTTTTCTGTCCGACCATACAGATCGTTCATTAGATGCGCCATATAAGTATCGTAACAATGCGTCATACCGCGATTGCCAGAAAACTCATCGCGGGTGTTGGCAAAGAACGACCTAATGTGCTCAATGTAGTGCTCATCTTTATGATACGCAAAAGTTAGCTGGTTTAGGTACTTACCAGATTTCTTGATATGTCCCTCGGCTAGGTAATAGCCAGCGAGATAACCAAAATCGTAGTCTAGCTCAATCGTCCTAGTACTAGAAACAATAGTGCCACCATTCTGTGATCTCTTAGGGGTCTCGTAAGAGTAATCTATAGAGTACAGCTCCTCGAAGCGGTAGTCTGGTTTACGCACCCAATCATTCGTTGTTAGGCCACTGACGCACTTATATCCACCAGCAGTTAAAACCTTATGCTCTGCCGTCAGATAAACAGGCTCGTTGCTGCCCCACGCCCTGACCGCTATTGTGTCTTTCATGCCTGGGTAAAACTTGCGCTTAACTGGAGCAATCGCACCAGAACTCGTAAAGACTAAATCGCCAACCTTAATATTGCCAGCTGTTGTTGAACTACCGTCCGCCAATATAATAGGACTATCGGGATGCATACAAGCATGAAGCAGGTTAATGGTGTCAGAACGTCCTGCGGCCTTGTTCCCGGCTGTGGCAGTCTTGATAGAGCTGCCCAGACCGACCTGTTTGCCGGTGTCGTCAAATCGCTCAAACGACAAGTCTGTTCGGGTATTGTATCTAACCGACGGCTTAAATAGCGGATTGGTGTTATCATAATACCTGCGGAACATCATGTACAGGTTCTTGGAAGAGCTCTCTTCGTGTCCAATAATCACTGAGTTGATGTTCTTGTTTGTTGATGTCCACCAATAAATAATAGCCTCTACGGCCGTACTTAAGCCCATCTGACGGGCTTTTAGGATAATAGCCTTAACTGGCCGCTTCTCCTTGATACAAAGCAATACATAGTCGATAAGCACCCTCTGGGGTGTATTCGGCACAAATGGAATAATCCGAGAATGCTTATCTTTAATCTTCAGGTTATTTTTACAATATCTATAGAAGTCTTTACGAATCTCAAGAATTTTATCCAGCTGTTCCTTATTAAGCTGTAGGTTCTCCATCGACTTCGTTTTCCTCTTTATATTTACGCAGTAACAAGTTAATCAATTTTGACTTGTTCTTGAGGCCATCGTAGAATTCCTTATTCTCTGGCCACAAATAAATCTGTCGTTTATTCTGGTTATACATATCATTCCTCACTCTTCATTGTTTTATTTACAACATTGACCTCATGCACCTCTAACGGTGAGAAATCAATTGCTAGCTTCTTCCCGTACGCTGGACGCACAGGAGCGGCGCCACGGCCACGAGACACACTCTCAAACTCCATCCAGGCACGCTTCTTATAAGCCTTGATAAGCCTGTTGCGGAAGCTCTTACTATTCCCCGCGAAGCGTTCATTAACCAGCCGCTTAAACTCACCAATACCAAGTTGTGTTGGTATATGATGAATAGGTCTGGTCAATTCTAATGCAGCTTCTAGTCGTTCTTCAAACATATCAGCCATCTAGCTCACCATAGCGATGCTCATCAACGGCCTGGATAAGGCGACCAATCTCGGTCTCAATATCCTCATCAGCTGTGACAACAACACCGACCTTTTTATCTCCATCGGTCACAACTAAGTGAACTCCGTAGCCGTATTGCTCTGTGTACCAATCATATTTACGAATCAGCGATGAGGCAACCTTTTGTACATCAGCCTCTTGTAAAACCTGTTCCATATAACCCTCTCTTTTATTATTCTAATTCTTGTAATGCCTGTTCCAGCCCCACATGAGCTGTGACCTGCTTTTGCACAAACATACCCTGGTCTGTACCCAACAACTTGGCTGCTGCTATTCTATCACTTGCCTTTTCATATTTAGACAAAGCGATGTCCTCTAAGATAGACCTAATATGCTCAACATTCATTGTTCGCATAATTGCCTTAGCACTCTTAACCCATTGTAGGGCCAGGGAATTGCTCATAATATTCCGAGCATAACTTTCACTATACCCGGCCTTGATCGCTGCCTGGTAAGAGTTAGCATAGGTCTCTTCTTCATTGGGGTCCATGTAGTAGCGTAGCCAGTCAAGCTGTTGTTTTGAAGCTGTCCATTGGTTTGGCTGAACCGGAGTTCCATCCTCTCTGGTTGCCAAGACCTCGCGCTTACTAAACTTCTTGCCTTTTTTCTTGCCCATGATATAACTATAGCACACTTTATTCATTCTGTCAATACTTTTGTGTTATTTTATACAACATTTTTTAGCAGTGGATGTTACCCCCCCTATGATGTATGGATGTTTCAATAGTATGGGTAGTATATTTTTACTCCGGTGCTGTGTATGGACATTTGGTTAATATGGGTGATGTATTTTTAGGTCGGTCCTCACCTGTCCCCCCGTATCACACACTCACCCCGTCAAGGCGTCGCCACCCATACCCCACCCGCCGTCATTATTACAACGTTGTAAAAAAAACAACACAAAAATTACAACATTATAAACATTACAACATTGTAAATAATGCAACGTGTACAATAGGTCATTCATAAATGCCTTATGTTGTGTATATTACAACAATAAATACATACATTACAACGCTACAATGTATAGATAATTAAAAACGCGTATAATAAAAAGACAATAAACACAAAAAACACAATAAAAGTACAATAAAAACACAAAAACATACAAAAAGACAATAAAAACAGAAGAACACAATATCTTAATAACGTATAATGTTATATCACTTATCTATAATATCATTTATTATACTATTATTTACTATATACGCGTCATAGCCAATCGCTAATAGACATCGCCGATTTTTCACCCCTGTTGACAAACACTGTTTTTGTTGTAAAATATACATTGTGCTTATTGTATAAAAAAAGTCATAAAAAGTATTGCAATTTATAAACAGTCTTGCTATAATAAGAACATAGCAAAAGCTAAAGAACATTGACAATCAAAGTATCAGCTTGTGACGAAAACACAAGTAAAACAAAACGATGTTATACATGATCTG